GAGGCGTCGTCCTCATCTTCTGTGGGCGGCTGTTTGACATCGTCTTCAGCGGCATCCGCACGGGCTTTTTCGGCCTCCAGCATGGACAGCAGGGTGTTGATGTCGGACTTTGCGGGACCATCCTCCATTGCATCCCGGCGGGCCGTAATGTCCGCCAGAACGTCGGGTGTGGTGGCATTCTCTTCACCATCGTCCTCAGTCGGCTTGGTGGGGTCACCACCCGCCGCCGGGTCGTTCTCATCGTCAGCAGTTGCACCGCCAGTAGCGGCCAGATATGCCTTGATAGCCGCCTCGATGCCGGCAGGGTTAAGGGGCGAAGCCGCAGGGGAAGCGCCCTCGCCATCATCCGCAGTCTGTTTATCGGGTTCCACGGTAGCATCGTCGTCCATGGTGGTGTAGGTCTTCTTGTTCTCGTCATCCATAGGGTCAGTACCTCCATTGTCTTGGCCGTCCATGTTCAGTCTTGCATCATCTCCGGCGCGGGCGACGGCAACCAGCGCAAGATGATTCACGCGGATGTGGGTCTGGATTGCATCGTAAGGCTCCCCCTCCCACTCTCCGGGTTCCATGATAAGATCCTGATAATATCCAACGGACAGCTCGCGCAGGCCCGACGCCTTTACAGCATCGGGGTCGTCAATGACGATTTTGGCACGGACGGTCTCGCCGTCCTGCTGTCCGGGAGTCAGGATTGTTCCCACTCTCTCCCGGCGGGCATTGTTCTTGTCTATCGCCTGCGCATCGTGGGTAATGATGATGGGCTTTCCCTCATAGCTTGCAAGGCTCGCCGGGTCAAACACATCTTCCGGCCTGCGCAGTTCTCGACGTTCCGAACCATCTTCCAGCTTGTACTTGAAGATGCCCGTGCGGGTCAGGATGGGGTTATCGTAAAAATATCCCTCGGTGCTGTAATGCTCATCGACAGGCACGCTGTCAGCACGCATTTCGTTCCGAAGGACTTGCGGCGGATTTTTCTGATTCATTGTTTCTTCTCCTTAAAGGCTTGAGAATTGAGCCTATTAAAGTCAAAAACGGGTTTTGCAACACAGCGGCACTGGTAGTCCTCTCCGGGATTGCAATGCCGCCCGCTATACACTTTGCCGTGCTTTGTCATGTACCACATGGCCGGCGGGTCATCATAGCGGAATTTCTGACCGTTAAGTTCACGGTGGCATTCACGCACACGTTCATCACCTGATGAACTCCAGATATATTCCTCTACCCCAGCGGATTCCTGCCTTGTACGGGTCAGATTCGCGCTCAGAGTGCCCACTTGGTCACGCGCAAGAAGATTTGCTTTCGACTTGGTTACATCAAACCGGCGTTGAATTTCATTGGAAATCGCCGCCGGGGTGCGGCCTTTTGCAAAACCCTCAATAATGACGTTCTCCATATCATCGAAGCAGTCGCTTTCAATGCTGGTAATGAAGCTGACATTTTGCTCAACCCATCTTTTAAGCATCAGGTCGTATCTTTCGCCGAGAAAGAAATCATCATGGATATCCACTCCCAGCGTGGCGCGCACGCTGCGCTGCCATTCTTTAAGTTGCCGCCGGTCGGTGTAGTCAGCGCACCGGCGAACATCCCGTTCCAACGGATCGGTTTTCAGCCGCCGACTGAGCCGGTCACGCATAATGCGGAACCTGTTCTGGATGCGGCGAACCATGTCGCTGTATCCATCATGTCTGATGCTGTCGGAGCCGGTTTTCTGTTCTTCCGCAACGATAGCCAGAATTTCAGGCATGGATTCTCGCACAATCTTCTGCAGTTCTTTCAACCGCCGATTTTCGATTGCGCGCATCTTGCTTTCTGCCCACTGCGGATACTCCGGCTCGATCTTTGATTTTTTCGTCATTGAAGAGCGCCCGGTCATGCCGGGCCCATTATTCTTCACAGGCATATCCACCTCTTTATCTTTCTGGGAACCATCTTCCCTTTGCAGGCATCAAAAAGACCCTGCATCTCCACCTTGATGCAGGGTCTTTGTTCTTATGGCATGCAGCACTTGAATTTTGACCTTTTGCTTACAGCGCGCATCCGTCCAAGCGCGAAGCGGAAGGAACGCGGTTTATGGCTCCGCGCTGGCTCTGTCATGGAACAGGCCAGAACACTTCGCAGCGGTCTGTTAGGAGCAGGGTCAGTGCTCCCTCATGCCATCGAGGTGCCGATTACGGTGTACGGCGGGTGGTGCTGGAGGTGGGGATTGAACCCACAGCCTGACGGTTACAAATCGCCTGCTCTGTCCTATTGAGCTACACCAGCGTAAAAGCCGAGGGTACCGGGCTCGAACCGGCGGTCTGGGAGTCAAAGGCCCATGCCTTATCCAACTTGGCCAACCCTCGATATAGAGCAGTCAACGGGGCTTGAACCCGCGGCATCCTGCTTGGAGGGCAGGCGCTCTACCAACTGAGCTATGACTGCAAACAAAAAGAGCCTTTGCGAGGGACGCTTTCACGTCACCTGCAAAGGCTCTCAACGCCAATATTTTAGTCAAACACCTTTTTGCCTTCGGCAAACTTCTTTTTAGCTTCGTTCAGGCTGATGCGGTTATAACCGCCGCGATAATCAGGATCCGCTCTCTGCACGCCATCATTTACCCAGCCGCACACAGGGCATTCCTCAAAATCGTTGTCTTCATCAAAGCTATGCTGCCCACATACCGGGCAGAGGATTTTCTCAGTCATCTTCGATTCCTTCCAGTTCAAGCTGACGTTTATAGTAATCTTCCCCATCGTCAGGCTTGAACATCGTTCTTACGCCCTTCTCTGGGGAACCTTTTGCAAAGTCATTTTTCTTCGCGTCATACCTGCACACAAGGCCCTCTTTTGTCTTGTAGCCTTTTATGCCGTTTCCGCACGGGCTTTCCAAAAGTTGAACCGCCCGCTTTTCGTACTGCTCCTTTGTCGTAATGCCATCGGGAGCGTACTCAGCGGCGTGGGTTCTGCCATTCTGCCAGTGGTTGTTCAGCTTCTGCTTGTTGGGAAATCCTTTCACCTTGAAAGTGTTCGCGCCTTTTGCCGAAACTGCGTTAGAATTTATTCTAGCATGACTTTGAGAATCATTCAAGTCTTTTGATGAATTTTCCTTGCTCGATGCATCTTTTGATGATGTAGAGCCGCCAGAACTGGAGAACCTTCCATCCTCATCGCGGTTGTGCTTGCTCTCGTCAAAATCATCCAGTGTAATGCCCAGCCGGTCAAGGTATTCTTTCACGCTTCTGAGAAACGGTTCAAACACAAGCCCGCCGGGCACATCCTGCTTCAAAATCTGTTCAGGGGGCATCCATGTAGCCGTGAACATCTCCTTTTGGTCGCATCGGGGCACACCATCGAAGCTATTGACGCGGTAGATCTGAACGGGAAGTACCTCATCCGGCTTGCCCTTGCAGTTGCCGAGATAAGTAATATCCCCCACGTCAATATTGAACTCTTCCTTTGCTTCCCGGCGGAATGCCACGCTCGGCGTTTCCCCGGGTTCGATGTGACCGCCGGGGCCGCACCAGCCTTGCCCATCGGAGCGTTGGCCGCAGAGGATTTTTCCATCATTCAGAACGAAGCCGGCAACATAACCGCAGTCACCTTCATCCGTAACCAGGTTGCCTGCCGCAGGCGGGTTCTGCGGATTGGTCGGCTGGGGAACGTCAGCCCCACCCAAGCCCCAGTCCTGATTGACATCTGCTTCTGTGATGATGTTTTCAGGGTCAAACTGTTCATCCTGCGCCAAGGACTGACGAACCTCGGGAATTTCCAAAATGCCAGCTGTAACGTAGGTAGACACAGTCTGTGCTCTGGTAAGTTGGGCCGCGGCATTCGCCTGGTCCTGCGTAGCCTTTTCATCATCAGACAGGCTCCATGCGCTCTTGTATGTGATGGTGTACTCCGGCACCTCTTTGATTTCGCCGTTCCACACCATTCCGCGCAGAATCAGTTCGACCAGCGTGCGGGTATTGTCCCGGAGGTCGCCAGACTGGATGCCGGACACAGCCTCCTTATAGTTCTCCATATCCCCTTCACCGGTAGCATTCTCGCCCGCTGGAGAGCGGCCAAAGAGCCTTGTTTGCGGGATATGGCTCACAGCGGACAGCATTGCGCAGGCATTGTCCAAGATGTCCTTAACGCCGGCCACAGACAGGGATTGAATGCCTACATCTTCGCCATCTGCATCAATAAAGACCATATTCAGCAGATTGCGGGCAAGGTCAAGCATTTCCATA